CCCGCCACATAGCCGGGAGGCAGTCTTCGGCAGCCAAATCCCAAACCGGAAGGCGGCAGATACCCAGCACATTCATGACTGGGTATTTGAACCCGGCGCCGCGGTTGCCGTCTGCTGCTTTGTCACGGTAGACCCATGGAGGGTCAGCGTAGATAAGAGTGTATTTTCCAGTCATTCTGCACCTCCTTCATTCTTCTCTGCTTCGACTGCCATCTGCTCAAGCCTTCTCGATAATTCGGCGGCCAGCGTCTGGAATTCTTCCTCTGTCTCCACTGGGATCGGCACGAAGCGAATCCCGATGTGAGCAAGGTTATTAGCAATTTCGAGGCTTTTCCTCAAATCAACTGGTGATGCTCTGTTCATGACGCACCGCCAACGTTGCGCAGCCAGATGCAGACCGCGCCATCTTCCGTATCGTGAATTGAACCGACAAACCAACCATCACCGGCGGGTGATTCTGGCTGCCACGCTGAAATGTCATAACCGTCAACATCGGGATCAACGTCATCCTCATCGCGATAAACAACTTTCCATTCCAGACCATGCTTCTTAAGCCATGCGTTAAATTCAATGGGTGAAATGGATTCGCGGCCATCGCAAAATTCATCGTAAAGCGGGTGAGTCCAGTAGCCGTACTGGTTGCGTTCGACAGGTAATGGATTAAATTCAGTTGTCATGCTGCCACCTTCTTACTGTTCATCAGCTCAGCCAGGCGCTGAGCCTTCAATGGGTTTCTGATTACGTCGCCGCTCGGTGCTATCCATCCACGGCGATTGATGGAATAGGGCAGCGTGACACTGCCCACGGTGATCCCGTCGTGCGGATTAGTCATACACCACCCCGCGACATCCGATCCCGCTGTAGTCCAGATGCGGGGTGCGGTTACCTTTGGTTATGCACTGCTGGCGGAGCACCGCGATGCGGGCGCGCTCAACTTCACCAACAGCGGCATCCAGGCACTGTAGCCAGAGACGGGCTGCGATTCGGTAGTGCCCGCGGCGCTCGCGCTCGATGGCCCGGCTTTCGATCTCCATCGCTTCCGGGGTTACTGCCACAACTTTTTCAGTTCCGCGCTGCGATGCTTTGTTCATGTGATATTTTTCAAGGCGGGTTAATTTTCTCATGCCCAGGATCCTCTCAACTGATTACCGCCGCCAGCCACATCAGGTAGGCGACCACGGCCAGATACAGGTACACATCTGACCATCTGCCGATATGCTTCTTCAGCGCCGTCATGCTGCCGCACTCACCGGGCGATACACGCGGCGGTCAACTGGCGGCTTTTTTCCGGTGAACGTCGCCGGACTTGCCGCCTTACGTTTATCCAGCCAGGCTTCAACTTCGCTCTGGTCCCACGCGCAGCGGCGATCGGTGATCCAGAAACGGGACGGGAATTCGCCAGCCTGTTCCAGGCGGTCAATCGTGCTCCATGACAGTGGCACCACCGCCAGGAGTTCCTTCTTACCTAATGCACCTTTCATAAATACCTCTCTTGGTTGCAGGTGTGGCGCCGTGGCGCCACGGTGGTGATTACATAGGGACTTCGTTCAGCTCATCGCGGCGGATAGTGTAAACGTCAGTGGCTTTGGCCAGGCGTTCATCATCGTTAGCGAGCTTTTTGGCAACGTATTTGTATGCGTTGTCCAGGTCCTTCAGCGTGTTGTAGTTCATCGCTGCGTCAGTGAAAGCGCACAGAATCTCTTCCGGGTCGCGGTCATCACTGTTCTTTGGTTTCTCTTCAGGTTGCTGTTCACGCGTCTGGTTGATCAGCTTGTTCATGCCTGAGGCGGTGGCGGGTGCTGGCGTGATATCGCGCTCAACGCGCGGCGCCGTCTCCTGCAATTCGTCAGGGGTATACACTCCAAGCAGGACGTCAGGTGAATGCAGACGCGCCCAGCGCTTAACGCAAAGGTATGCGAGCTGCTGGCGAGGGTCCTGCTCCCAGAGAGGGGAGTTACGTACACCGGCCTGAGCCATGCTAATTGTCAGGGTGCGTGGTTCAGCTTCGCCTTTGAGCGTTGCCCAAACGGTTACGGTCAGGTTCGGCGATTTATCGGTTTTCCCGCTGACTCGTGACCAGTCACCGTCCCAGCGA